TGAGATATATCGCTCGTAATCAGGATCGGCTGCCGGACCGCTTGCAGGAGCGGGGAGCATCGGAGCGTCATCTGGGATATCAGCCGGACCAACGAGCGCCCGGTATGGCATCAGGTCCGGGAATTTATCGATCGCTGTTGCCATCACTACCTTTTGAGCAACGGGGAGATCAACTCCCCATTCGTCAGCCAGTACCCGGGCCTGCCTGCCATACTCTGTAAGGATGCCGGATAGGGCCGGATGGTTGTTCGCAGTAATTTGCAGATTCCCCCCTTCAAGTTTTGAGAGGATGCTTTTCCGCATTTCCAAGAATCCCGGAAGTTTAGCCGGATCTTTTGGGGTTTTCATAAACAGGAACAGATCGTCTAACCCTTCCCGCGTGATGCATTGCGTCTCCTGATTCCCCCCGGCCGTATGGAGTGAGAGCGAGAGGGTAGAAGGTGACAATGTATCCTTATGGCTTCGGATGAGACCCGATAAACCCTGCCGGGTATACCCCATCATTTCCGCGATATCGTTGACCGGCACGACCGGCCCGATCGGAGAATCTATGATACGGAGATCCGCGATCATTTCCTGAACCCCCGCTCGCACATCTCATGATCGATGTTCCAATCACAACTCCCACTATGGGGATTATAGCAGGTGCAGCACGCCACACCGTCAGAACGCACGACGCGGGAGGGGCAATCTACGAATGTCTGGATCATGAGTCCACCTGCGATTGTTTGCACCTCAATATCCACCCACAAGGGCACAACGGATCATTGAGTTTTCCCGGGAGTCCTATGGCCCCGAAACATCCGGGTTTGTTCCCATACTCTGTATCACATTCGGAATAGTGATTGGTGTTCATACCGGAACCCTCCAGCACGATGCACTAATATTATACTTTAGTCTCTGCTTCGGGCAGGGAAATTCATCCCTGTCTTGAAACACATAATCACAAAAGACCCTTGATCCGGCACGGTCTGAATTTAAACCGGGGCATTTACAAGTTTTTGCCATGCAGTAATGTTATCTTATAGATACTTAAAACTACCTTAAAATAGGTTATGATTTAGAGGTAATCAAACAGGATATTGTTGATCTCCGTTTCCGGTTCGCATACGGAGCACTGGTAGACGGTCATCATGCACGCTCCATAATTTCATCAGGGTCGTATACTCCGGACACACTGAACGCTTTTCGCAGGCAAACTGATTCCGCCACCTTGATTAGCATCACTGATGGTTTGGTCTGCCAGAGCCCTTTATATCCGCTTTTCGGGATAGGCTGGACGTACTCATCGAACCGGACCTCGGTCTTGAAGGAGTGCGTCATATCCTTACGCCAGATCTCACACCACGCGGTAACGGGGACCTCTTTCCCCTCTTTATCCTTCACGTAGTTAACACCGGAGTTCATCCCGTCGAATTGTCCTGATCTGTGAGCTATTGCCAGCATCCCGTCACGCCCTACCATGATCAGGGCGGCGTCGCGTTCGTTGCGCTTGATCGCCCAAATCTGTTTGACCAGGGGGTCCAGACCGTATGTTTTCGCCATGTACATCATCAGCTTGAACTCGGGCTCAGTACAGTCTTTGGCGATCACATTGCGGAGAAGGATCATTTCATCGTTGGAATACTTCGGTGCTAGTGCCACGGTATCTGTTGGCACGATTGCCGCCGGGATAATAGCCGGTGCGTCTTCAGGTTCCTGCTTTGGCGGGATCTCAATATAACTCTGGGTCATGATTCACCGTCCACTGTGATGATCGTTACCGGCCCGTGATATGCCTCAAGATCCTCCATTCCAAACGGCACCTCCTTCTGGATCTGGTATCGTTCCCCCTTCTTCACCGAATACCGGGACACTCTTTCCCGACTCACCAATGCCGTGATAAGTTCCTCTGTCGAAACATCTGATAGGTATTCCTGCCGCGTTTCCGCGTCCAGTTCGCTCATATAACTCACTTTCGCACCACCTGATACTGATCCGGTGACTGTGTTACCGTCACCACACCGGGCGCGTTGTTCAGCACCACGGGCTTGATCAACTTGTCAGCAACCCCCAACGGCACCTTTTCACCCGCGTGCGCGATCTTCTCGTTGAGATCCCGGACCTCGATCTGCTTGATCATCTCATATTCGGCGGGGAAAACTTCGCGGAACTTCTCTGGATTGATCGCCCTGACGATACGGCCCGCTTTCCGATCCAGCCTGCAATTCTCATCCTCTGCGATCTGTTCCTGTATTGCGTAGTTCAACGCCTCGGTGCGCTTCTGCATGAGATCCGCGATCTGGTCCTGCAATAGTGCGATCTGCCCGTCAATATCCCATACGCGGGTGAGCGGGTTGATAATCACGGTTGGCGGCAGCGGGCAGTCTATGAGGCTGCGCTGTTCCTCTTTGGTGCCCATCACAATCCCCCCGTTACCTTTTCCCGTGCTGCAATCGCTTCCGTCAGTGCGTCCCGGAGTCCCTTCGCCTCGTCAATGGATAGATGATAGTTCGCGGATCCCATGTTGAACCGGGGATTCAGCATAAACGAGTGGTTCTCACTCCCGCGTCCGGCGAACGCACAGACCCCGATGCTGTTTCCACTTGTCCAAGTGATCTCACGATCATAGATCATCTTCATTGGTTGCTGTTCCGCCAGTGCTGCATTCTGTACCGCATCCGCATCGATGATCGGCGCTATCGGCTCCTCTGTGATGGTTGTGGTCATGCTATCTTCTCCAGCACGATCTGCTTTTTCCCGATCACCGATACCTCTACAGTGTCCCCGCGTTTCCATCCAAGATGCTTGAGCGCATCTTTCGGCAGGGACACCTTGATCGCGGCATTGGGGTTGTTGCCAGACACGATCTTCATCCTGCTTCGTAGTGGCTGAAAGTTTGCCATGCTATATAGTTGTCACTAGTAGTATTTAGGCATTGCTATTTAGTTCTGGATAGTAAAATATAAATATTGGCACGGGAATACAGTAAAACCATGCAAAACAAAGTGAGGATCTTGGTTGCAGCGGCTCTGATCGTTGCATTGCTCGCTGGTGTGATTATTGGGGCGGAGTGGCAGAAGGTGCAGCCGGTTGATCTGGCTATCGACTGGTACTCTGAAGCGAACGGATCAGCAAACTTTGACGTGTACACGCTTACGGAAAATGGGATGGTGACGATTTACCCGGATCGGAACGTCACTTATTACGGGGTTCTGAAGAATCACCCTTAGATATCTCTTTTTTTGGTAATTCGGTATTCAGTGCGATAATAACCAGTGCCCGTGCAACCTCTTCAATGGGGAGATCCCCACTTACTAAGTACTCGATGCTCCCTTTCTCATTTGATTTTTCAAAAATTGTAAATGATCTGACCATTTCCCCCCCATCCATTAATACAGCGCGTGCGACGTTCCGCCGGCATCTTTCCAGTATAATGTCGTCCCATTCGTCGTGTAAATCGACCTGTTGTGGGCACTCGCCGACGATATATCTGATGATAACACAACAACTCCATCTATCCAGATATCGCTTTCAGCGGTGATGTCCCCTACTGAAATTAGTTCCGTCCCAGCCTCAATGGACCCCACAGCAGTAATGTTTTTAAAATAAGCCCTCCCGTCGTATCCAAGTTGCCACCCCTCAGACCCCGATACAAAATTTTTCGATTCTATCAAACCGTTAACGGTAATTACCGCGCCCGACCCAATTATTGATGTCGCAATCGTGCCCCTTACAACTACGTTGTTAAACTCAGCGTCACCGTTGGCCTTAATCTGCCATCCCTCCTCCCCGGGATCATAGTTCCCGCTCTTGATGATGCTATCCCCGCCCGTTGTTCCGAGCGTGATCGTCTTGGCATTAAGCGTGCTGGTCTTGATGGCATCGGCATCTATGGTATTGGTGGTGATCTTCCCCCCGTTGATCGTGGTGACACCTGCGTTAATATCGGCAGCAGCCCCACCCGCCTCAATCTTACCGTCCGCGATCTCTTTGGCCTTCGCAGAAATCGCGTTCAAAAGTGCGGTTCTCTCGGCGTAATACTCTCCCCAATAATAGTCCCATTCTGTCCGCGTTATATCGGTTGTTGCCCCCATATCAGTGAACACTCCCGACAGACCCAAATAATACTCTAGGAACCCGTATTGAGCGTCGTAATCCGTAGAGTCAACCGAGAATGCGGTGGCCTGCGCATCTATCGGGGTAACCTCGGCAACGATAATATCCCATTCCGCTTTAATCGCTGGCTTTTCATCGGGTGTGATCTTCCCATCGTTTGCCATGTCGGACAGGGTACCAAGAGCAGCGGTGGCATCAGCCTGCGCATCAGCAGCGGCACCAGCAGCAGCAGAAGCGTCAGATATCGCCTGCGCGATATCGGTATCCCGGACCAATACCCACGCGGCCCCGCTCCACCGATACAACTTATTCGCGTCGTCGCTGTCAACCCAGAGATCCCCGGTATTAACTGCTATTGGCGCCGTATCTTGGCAAAATGTTTGGGTCACTGCAAAATCACAGCCGGTAATCGTGATTGATCCCGCCGTGATGTTACCTCCGTCAATCGTGGTCTGCCCGGCCGTCCGCCACCCGTCCACCGTGAACGTACCCATGACCGTTACCTGCCCGGCTCCGATCTGTACAGCGATATTGTTGACAATCGATGAGGTATCCGCCGATGATGATATCAAGTCTGCAAGGCTCTTGGTAGCGTTGGCGAGTTCCAGGGAGATGTCTTTAGGATCGGATAGGTTTGTCGTGACCTTCACGATCTTCACGTTGACATTCAAGCCCAATCCCGTGAGCGGATCAATAAGATCGGAGTTCACTACCCGGACGATCTGCCCGACCTCTAGGTTTTCGAGATCGAAGGTGTGATCCGGGTGTACGGCGAGATTAACTACATCCACGGTATAGGAATAGATCGGGTCTTTGTACTCCGCCAGAACCTTTTGCGCCCACGCAAGCAGGGTAGAGGGGTGCGTGATGCGCTTATCGGTGATCCGGCGGGGATGAACGCCATACGCCGTTTGGCTGGTTGCATCTTCGATGTACTCCTCCGCTTCCCCGGCATCAATGAGCGTAACCTGCGCTTCCGTCTCCCCGTAGCCGTACGCGTACAGTTTATTTGTGATCGAAGTGAAATCTCGTTTCCGGGTGACGCCTTTCATATTTTTTTGATAACGGATCTCTCGGGTCGGACTGCCCGCCGGCTCGTTGTACCAGTTGAAGTGCCGATCCTCATCAACCTCAATATACCCTCCGATGTACGATACACACTCCGATACGGCTTTCATAAGGGTGACGTTTTCCACGGCAATGCAAAATGTTGTCGTGGGTTCAATGGTTCCCACGGTGATCGATGGGGTGCGTTCCTGCAATGCAAGCAGCGCGGTAATGATTGCCGTGGGGGTGAGCGGAGTTGCGCCGGTATCATACGATACGTTCTCTTCATCGGTGAGTTGCCCCATTGCCCCGTTGTAATTGCACGCGATTGTTTTGCCCGAAGAGGACCATTGATCGGTCGCATCTTCGAGCACGAACAACCCCTCGAACCGGCTCTTGATAGTGTTCCAGACCTTGATCTCGTAGGCAGGCGTGATGAACGAGGTTTTGGTGTCATCAGATGGAATTGAAAATGATAGGGCCGGCGCCGCATTCGCTTCTTTCGTCAGCGATATATCATACGCTTTTTCAAGATACGCGGCTTTTTCCCCGGCCTGCGTGAATGCCCAAATCTGGTATGCCATATTCAGCCCTGTTTTTTGCAGTCTGTCCCGTCAAATGAGATGGCCGCCGCCTGCGCCCACCTCATGATCTCCGTCTCCTGCGCTGCCAGATACTGTTTGATCTCGGTAAGTGACCCGCTCCCGATATCCCCGAGATCGAGTTGCCAGGGCATCCGTTTCTCCGAGTAATTATAACTCGTTCTGGGTTTCCCGCACATGGGGTCTTCGGTTGTCACTTTCACGACATTCCAGCGTACGCGAAGATCGCAGACGCCATTAGTGATGCTGTCAAGCATAATGGGTTCCGGTTTGGTGTTTGAATTTGGCATTTTAACCTCCTAATGGTACTGCCAGGGCCGGCACTACATACTTTTGAGCGAGCCGGTGGCTGTCGCACCATTTCAGCCAGCCGTGATAACTGCTCACCACATTTCTGTCGTGGCGGGTTGCTGTGCTGAACCTCCTGATCCGGGTAAGTTTCCGTTTCAGATTTTTTGCGGTCGTCTTTCTCAACAGGGTGTAGTGCCCGAAGCACCGATACCCGACAAAATCAATCCCCCGCACGAATGTTGGGAATACCTGCCAGTTCTCTTTGATTTTTAAGGACAAATTCTCCTGAAGGTATTGCTCGATCCTCCCGTGCAGCTCGTGCAGGAGGGTTTTGTCGTGGTGCAGGATCACCATATCGTCACAATATCGGTAATAAAAGTCAATGTGCTCGGACTCTTTGAGCCAGTGATCGAAGTCGTTCAGGTACAGGTTCCCAAAGAACTGTGATAGGTAGTTCCCAATCGGGACCCCATCGGCACTGTCAATCACGTTGTCCAGGAGTGCGAGCACATCGGGATCCTTGATCTTATGCCGGACCGTTGCCTTCAGGATGTCGTGATTGATCGACGGGTAAAATTTCTTGATGTCGAGTTTCAGGCAGTATTTTGTTGCCTGCCTGTCTTTCAAGTCACTGCGCAGTGTCCACAATGCCTTATGGATCCCCCGGTTTTTGAGACTTGAATAGGTCCTTGTTATCAAGGTGTTCATCCAGATCGGTTCAAGGACTTGCACGACCCCCCACTGGATTATCCTGTCGGGATAATAGGGCAAAACAAAGATTTCCCGTTCTTTCGTCCGGTCGAATTTCTTGAACGTCTTATATTTTGATGTGCGGTATGTTTTGCTTACGAGCAATTCCCTGACATTCCCGAGATATCGTTCCGGATCGGCATCGACCATCCGGACTTCGTGGTAATGGGTTTTGCCTTTTCGCGCGTTGGCGTGAGCCCGGGCTATGTTTTTAGGATCGCAAATTTTATCAAAGAGATACCCATACCGTTTCATATGGGCATCCTTCTTTGTAGGCCAACCGAGCGTTCGAAGTATCCGGGGGTGATAGATACCCTACCAGCACGGGGTTTTTCGTTGTTCTGTTTTGCCAAGAGGCAAGGTTTTGCGGGGTTACAAAATGATAATACAAAGTTCACTAGGTGAGTGCCAATATTACGATTGACATTCGACGTAGCATTATTCAGATTCCAATTGAAAGTGCCTGCATTCGCTGCATTATTCCAATTGCCGCCGAGTAGTGCCGCTCCTCCTCGCTTGAAACCCATTCTCATATTATTCACACCCCCATAAAAAATTAGCGGAAGACCAGGCGAGCGCCAATAGCACGAGGGACATGCGACGCAGCACCATACAGACCCCAATTGAAGGCACCGGCACCAACGCCACCATACCAATAGCCGCCGAGCAGAGCCGAGCGATTGCCGGTTGTCTGGTAGTAGTAGTCACAGAGGTACTGGTTGTCTGCTCCACCAACGGTCAGCGGTAAGAATGCGTAGTCGATTGCCGATGAGAACGCGATTGACACTCCGTAATTATTGGTAGATGCGAGCGTGAATCCGGTGTCTACGTATGGATCTGTGAATACGTCGCTGGCGAAATCGTGATCTGCAACCCACGGGTTTCGGTCGGCTTTGATATTCAGCCCGTCAATCCATGACCAAATATTTCCGTAAAAGTTTTCGATCCCGAAGATGCTGAATGCTTTTGCTGCCTGCCCGGTTTTGTAATGCGTGACGAGCGGGCACTCTCCGGATACGTTACCGAGATCAACGCCATTGGTGCCCACACCAGCAGTGAATCCCGTGTTGATGGCATTGTTGAACGTTGCTCCTGCGGTCGCGTCGGTGATATCCACCACGCCGCGATAGACTGCCTGCGAGTTGAGTGTCGCGTTCCGGATGATGAACAGCAACTGGACGGCACACGCACTATTGAAGTCCAAGAGGTTCCAGCCGGCGCCGCGATTCTGTGCGAGTTGCCGGAATGCTGCCAGTGTTGCACCGGCGTTATTCCAACCGCTTGCCGGCTTGACCCCGGCCACCGAGCAGAGCAGATCGCCCGTTGTCGCCGTGAAATCATAACCGTTTGCATCGTTGAGGACGTACCCCCCGGCGCCGGCGTTTGTTTTGGTGATCGTGGATGTCACTCCACACGCTGTTGGCATCAGGACCGTGGTTTTCAGCCCGTTGGATCCGGCAGTGTACGTGAGCGTGTCAGCCGCTGTTTTTGCTGGAGTCCATGTAGTCCCCTGATAACTGGTTTTTACACCGGCTGCAACGATTTTGTCAACGACACCCTCAACGGTGTCTGTATCGAGGATCGCAACGGTAAATACATAGTTGCCGTCAAGGGTAATAGTGAGGTTTCCGCTGCTGGTCGGTTCTGCCGTGATTTGAATAGTGTTCACGCACGCGGCGGCGGGGGCGGTGACATCATAGACCGAACCCTCAAAGGCAGACACATAGATAAAATCTTTCTCGACTGAATCAACAATGAAGGCAGGGTGTACCTTGAATCCTGGCAGGAGAACCGCTGAGATTACGTACCGGTACTTGTTTGTGAGGGCATACACGCGGTAATAAAATTTTGGGATCTGGACCATGACCTGTCCGTTTGATCCCGTATACGAGAAGGTTGCGTCACCGTAATACGCGTTCACAGCTCCGGCGTCTGATAGATTGCACCGCCGAATTGCTCCGAAGATTGGGTGCCGGGCGAAATCCGTTGAATATAGTGGCGTAGCGTTTCCAAACTGGTCGACATGTACCAGAGTGGGGCTTGTCGAGTTGGTGGTCCATTCAACTCCGATAGGTAGACCACCAGCAAGCGCCCCGTTGAGTGCAATGAAATTTTCCCGGATATTGTTGTAAATCCCGGTGGTAAACATAACGGCAATACTTGTGCCCTCAACGTGAGATTTTGCCGCGCCGATCGACCCATCCGCATTCAGACCACGAATGGCCCCCGTAAGGTTTCCCGCCCCGGTGGAGGCAGACCTGCCCGTAATTCTAATCTCCTCTGCATACGTCTGAGTTGCATTATCGTACCCAATCCCTAGTCCGCTGGTTATCAAGTTGCCGTCATCATCAGAAAACGCAGCCAGATCCAGCACCGGTATTGATGTTGCCGAGGCGTTTATACCGGGCGCTGCAATCGTAGTAGATATGCTGTTCTTTTTGAGCTTTCCAAGTTGTGAATATGCCATTTTTTATACGCTCCGATCTTTTTTGATTACGGTGATGGTGACGGACCTTCCAGCCTCATCATCCTCGTACGTGAGCAGGTTGGTGCCCCCGAAAATCAGCGGGAAATCGCCGGTGAAGTCTGCGAGGGCATTAACCCCATCGTTCAGAACGGTATAGTTTTCACCGTTGATCACGATGGTTTTCCCGGCTGCAAGGGTACCGGTAAATGAGAATGTCACTTCGTGATAGATCCTAATCTGTCCCGTTGCGTCGGTATCGGCGTCGCCATGGCCGGACAACATCATACCCTGCTTAATGTGCCCGTACCCGTCAGTATCAGTGTCGCCATTGCCAGACAGGAGCATTCCTTGTCTGACGTGCCCGTACGCCGATAGATCTACATCCGCATACCCTGCGAGTTCCTTGACCGGGAAAATGCCGCCGGCCCGGTCCATCACGCTCATACGATCCAGGGGATCACGATCCATTCGCATAATTTACCTCACGGAGACGCCACTGTCTGACTCATCCTACACCGGAGTTCCCCGATTGGGAACTGAACCGGATCGCCATTGAGTACATTGCGCGATGCTTGGAACGGTGCGAGATATAGCATGTTCCCGCTCGTTGCAGCGTCAAAGACTGCCCAATGCGTGATTACGCCCCAATCAGATCCGGCTGTCCCAAAATCAACAATAGTGGCGTTGGCAATCGATCCGAGCGGGGATACAAAGGTTGCAGATGCCCAATCGGTATCCGCCATCTTTTCCCGTGCATAATTGGTATCCGTTACCGTGGACAGTTCCGCGCCGGCTCCTAACGGATATCCGTCGTACAATGCGACGTAAACATCCGCCGGGATGGTGAAACTCGCTTTTCCCATTGCATGATCAAGCAATTTCTTGATCAGATATTCGCTTGCTCCTTCGTAATCCGTCATAATACCTCATACTGAATTGTTACGTCGAACCCGTCAATGGCGGATGCGCCGTTGTTCACGATGCTGATCTTTGCCGGGGTCGATACGGTGCCCGATGATTCAACCTCAAAACTGGCCGGGGATGTGGTGATCTCTTCAGCCACATAATCCGCTGCTTCGTAGCCATACGGATCATCGGCGACCAGTTCTAGCGTAAACTCCGAGCACCCCACCCATGCCCGATCAAATGGCACGCCGCCGGAGTACCGGACAGTATACGTGATAGTCGGGGCATCGTCGAATATTAACGCCAGCGCCCGGGGTTTCCCGTTAACGTCCACGAGCGCCCGGGCGAACGCCTTGATCAGCACGTCAAGGGCCGCCGAATCCGCACAGTCCCGGAAATCGCAGGGGAGCGAGAACCGGCGCTGTCCGACATCAGAGCCAAACCAGTACACCCCATCTCTCCCAGGGATCTCCGCTGTGCGATCCCGGGTTTCCGGGAGCATGGGAATGCTCGGGCCGTATCGCAATGTGATGCCATACGCAGAAGCAGCGACGCCATCCAAAACAAAGCCACCATTATCGACCATTACGCTTTCCTCCTCATTTCACTTGTGATATACGTGCCGAGTTCCCTTGCGAGTTTCGGGATATCCGCATCTTCCCGGATAACGAACGTGTTGCCTGTGATGGTTACGCCCGTTCCGCCATTGCCGGACAACGGGGTTACGGTTGCGCCGGTTGGCAACGTCAGGATCTCCGGGCCGGATTCCCCCACCATGACATTCCCGGGGCTGGTGATCTCCCCCCCGGATGCAAGGCGCGGGATAGACTGGATATCAAATCCCGAAGTGATGCCCCCGAGCGATGAGACGGAATTGAACCCATCGATCAGTGAATTGATACCGTCAATCACCGTATTGATAGGCCACTTGATCGCATCGGCAATACCGGATACAATCCTGCCAATAGCCTCCGCTGCCCACTCAAAAGGCTTAATCATATTGGTGCCGATCTGGTCGAAGTTGCCCGATACAAGCGCAATGATGCCCGCCCCAAGCGATGCCAGCGGTGACGCAATGATCATCAAAACATCCTGTGCCCACTGCGGAGCGATGGCCCCAAACAGCGCACCGAGTTTTCCCATGAAGTCAAGGAATCCGGTTTTGAGTAGTACCCAAACCCCTGCAAGCCCGAGAGCGATACCGGCTGCGATGCCAGCGAACAGTGAACCTGATAGGACCGCTCCTGCCTCAGTAAGAATTGGGGTAAGCCATTTCCACGCGAGACCGAACGACTTAACAAGATCCGGGAGTTGTGCGAGTCCGACAACCAGCGGCCCGCCGATTGCCAGAGCGCCCGATAAATCAGATATCGGCTCGGCAGCCGTCCCGGCTTGAAGGGTAAGTTTTTCCATTGCGGAGGCGAGGCGATCCGTTGCGGAGATCGCCTTCTCATTGGCATCTGCATAGGCTTTCGCGGCGCCTGTTGAATCAGTGAGAATCTTCTGTTGTGCTGCCGCGAAATCCGCGTCCGAGATACCGAGCGACGTTACAACTTCTGTCTTACTGGGTGCCGGCTTCGCGGCCTCTTCCCTTAATTTGCGCAGTTCTTCCGTCTGTTCTGCTATTTGGGCATTGGTATCCTCAAACCGATCTGCATAGGATTCCTGCACACGGGCAACGGCTTCGGAGGTATCCAGCGTTGTTGCCAGTTCTTTGTTGTAATCTTCGGCGGCTTTAGTCGCCGATTCTTGCAGGTCTTCGCGCCGTTCTGCATACTGCTTTTCGACCGCTGCAACCTCTTTTGTAGTGTCTTGGATCTCTGCCAGCCGCTCGTTGTACTCTTCGGTACTTTCAGCGGCATCGTCTGCAAGATCGGCCCGGCGCTCTGCATACCGCTCTTCCAGATCGGCAACCTTCTTTGCATTACCGGACCAATCCAGCGGATTAAGCCGGGCCTCGTATTCGAGATCCGCTTTTTCCTTTGCATAATCGGCTTCGAGATCGGCGAGGGCTTTGGCTTCCCGCTTCTGCTCTTTGGCCCTGGATTTATCAAGCGCCGCAACGTCTTCTGTGGTGTCCTTTGCCTCATTAAGAGCGTCTTGATAATCCTTTTCAAGATCTATGAGATCTTTCTTTGCATCAGCCAGCCGCTCGTTGTATGCCAGTTCCAGCCGTGCAACTTCTTTGGATGTGTCGCCGGCATCTTCAAGCGCCCGGGCGTAATCACGTTCCAGCCGGGCTAACGACTTCTTGGAATCCGCTAACCGACTCTCCGCTGATATGACATTCTTTGCTGCATCCTCTGATTTCGTCAGCGCCGAATTGTAATCCGATATCGCCGTGCGGAGTTTCCGCACTGCCACTGATGCCGGGATACCTGCGTTGGTCATTGCCAGTAACAGTGCTTCGGTATCTTCAAGGGAAAAACCAAGACCGTTTAACGTGGTTCCAAGTGAGCCGAGGACAGATGCCAGCTCCGAATAATCGATCAGGCTGTTGTTGACAAGGTATGCGATGCTGTCCATGTGATCGCCAACCTCAGTCAATGGGATGTCATAGGCATACATCGCTGGGATCATCGAATCGGCAACTTCTGCCGCCGATGCCCCCACCGCATCGCCGAGAGTATCGAACTCTTTTGCAAGGGTCTGGATAGTTGCGGTACCAGTGACACCGGCCCGGCCTAACAGGCTGAATGTCGATACCACATCATCGAGCCGGAATCCCGCATCAGAAGTACTCAGCGCAAGATCCCGCATCTCTTCCGTAGTCGATCCAATGGTGAGGGCCGTTACGCCTAATTTGGCGTTCATCTCGGCGGCATACTTGGTAGTGGTGGCAATCGTCAGCGCCGCGCCTTCCATCGCCAGACCGATCGCTAAAGAGTACTGCTTGATGACCTGTTGGCCGCGGGAAAATGCCTTTTCGACTTTTGACAGTTCGATATCGGCTTGTCCGAGACCTTTGATCAGCCCGTCAATATCCGCCGTTATCGGGAATGAAAGACCTTTTGCAAACGCTTCAAGTCCCATCTACTTTTTCCCTCCTTTCGTCGTTGATCGCCACGCTGCCGCCATGACGTTATAGATCCGTTGCGCCGTACCGAGCCGGTCCTGTTGTGGTTGTGCTGCCTGAGATGAGCCGGAATTGAGCGTCGGGAAGAAGTCGGACGCTTTGTAAGGCGTTGGTCGTTTCTTTGCGTTACGGTTGACATTGGCTATTACCGCCGCAATCGTTCCCGCTCTGAAGTTTTCCATTTTATCCTGCTCCTCTTTCCACTTGATCCGCTCCCTGATATACGGGACAAACTCGGCGGGGGTTGAATCCCAGAACTCAGCCGGGGTTAATCCGCCAATGCCGTATGCGAGCCGCTGGTGCTCGGTGAGCATTTCTTCGATGGTTTGGTATCCGCCTTCGCTGTGGGCAGTACTGCCTGTTCCGGGTTTCCCGTATCAATCCCCCGGGATAAGGATTCAAGCCAGACCCCGGCCTTCAGGATCTTGTCGCCCTCGCGGATGAACGCCACGAACCCTTTTTCCGTGATGAACTGCTCGCAGATATCACCGGCCTGATTCAGCGTGACGGATTGCGATCCATACGCATTGATGCAGGACCAGATCAGCGCCCGATATGCGGGGAATGGCTGACTTTTCAGGTCTTCCAGCGTTGCGATCTTGTTGTACTCTGCAAATGCGTTGTAGCTGACTCGGAGGTTGTAGACCTTGCCCCCAACCTCAAAAACGTGATGGTTCCTGCCTTCGCTCATCGGTCACCTGCTCACGGGTGGTTGGTCGGTCCGAAGTACACGCGGAGCCAGTAGATCCGGGGCGTCTTGTTCAGTTCGGTGACGGTGATTGACACCATAGTTACGGCACCGGTGCCGGTGTTCAGGGGGATTGCTGCTGATGCCGCCCCGGATACGACAATCGTATCATTGACGCGGATCGTTCCGGTGGTTGCGGTTGGTGTGATGGTGATCGAGGTATCGTCAGCGTACGCTTCAACGGCGTATTCATAGACTGCCGCTGCCGCTGCCGGTACTGGGGTAAGTGCGTTGCTATCGTTGTCCAGCAGGGTGAAGAACGTGGTTGTCAGGCCGGCGCCGAGCGTTGTAATCGGGGCCATCTTGTTGTTGACCGTGGTTGCCAGTTCGATGTGTGCGATAGCGCCCTCATGTACGAGTTTCGCTGACTGGATCTGACCGGACCACGGGAATGAGTGCCCGCCACTGTGGAAGTCCGGGGGGAACACCATTGACCAGGTGTGCATTTCACGGTCGTATATTTCAGCCAGAAGGTTGTTCTGCTGAGTGGAGCCGTTGTATTTCAGGTTGAACGTTGCGTTGTCGTGGTCGATCAGCCCGATCAGCTTGGTTTTGACCCCATCAACGTTGTTTTGCGCTGTGGTGTCGATCTCTTCGCCGTTCGCTCCGAGCGTTGGCGGATCGTAGATTTCTCCGAGTGCGATACCGTCCATCAGGATGTTAGTCCCGAGGGTTGACTGTACTTCATCTGTCATGGTTTTCTCTCCTCATTTGTATGAATAATGAATTGTGAAATCCCGGTGATACGTGTATAACGAGACATCCGAGTTTTCATCCGTCGCGGTGCCGGCATCCTCTACGGTGATAACGTAGACATAGGACGCCCCGGCAGTCATGGCGGTGTTCTGTTTGCGGTGCAGGCAATCGGCGATCAGCTCTGACAGGTTGTCAGCCGCTAAATCCGTCGATGCAAACGCCGAGCACTGGATCCGGGTATGCGCCCGACGCCCGGTGTTTGTGTCATCGTCCCGGACGCCCGGGATTTTGGATACAATGATCCACGATGAGCCTGAGATGGTGGTAGGTACCGATCCTTTCCGGTACACCCTAGTACCCACAACCGCCGCGATTGCAGCATTGGCTTTCAGGGCCGCTACAAATGCCAGTGTCACGTCACGCAAGATGCAGCGCCTCCAGATACATCCGCTGATACTTTGCGAAGTTTTGATCGAGAGGCGGACGGAAGTAAGGTCGTGGTGCTTGGTGGTAGATCCGGCCGAGTTTGTCTTTGTCCATGAATCCGTATTCCAGCCTGCGAGCATACGGGAGATCCGTGCCAACCAGCACCGTGTTCTCTGATACCGGTTCGACATGGATCGATCTTCTCAGGGTGCCGGTTTTGTAGGGCGTAATAGCCTTCACATCGTTGGCATACTCCTGCCCGACGATCTTTAGGGCAGTCGATTTGTTCCGTTCGCCCTGCTTTGCGAGGTCTTTGAATGCCCGCTTCAGGTTCGACATGCCCCGGATCGTTTCGGCCATTACAACCCTCCGAAGATTGCCGCGATCTTATTCCAGACCAGCGGCACAACCAGCGCGATCACAGCAGCCGCACCGAGAATATAGTTCTGGAAGTTTTCAAGCCTTGATACCCTGGCACAGAGGCCGCCCTGACCGTCATCACCTGAGATGGTAGTGGTCATCTTTGCTTGGGCTCCGATCACCCCGTCAAGTTTCTCATCGATCCTCATGAGCCATTCACGATCGGTTTGTGGATCATCTGCGCTCAGTTCATACACCTGCCTTTGCGATATCGCATGTCCAATGATGCGGGCTCCCGGCCATGCTTGGAGCCGGTTCAACGTTGCCGAGCATGTACGTTCCCGCGTATCCCGATGCCGTGGTGATGATCTGATCACCATTCGCAGGAGTGGATGTTGCTGGGATCATTACCCGCTGAGCAGTGACAATGTAGAGCGTTTGCCCCGATTGCTGCACGGCATCTTTCTGGCTGTAGAACCGGCACGCGATCGTAGAATCGATATCGGTGTAAACCAACTGCTCATTGGCATCGAACGCCTCCGCGATAACACCGTTAACAACCGCCGCTCCGGGCACCGTGCCGTTGTCTGTGATTGGCTCATCGTTCAGGAACGTACCGGTGATAGAGTGGATCTGTAAACTGCCAGATGCTATACTACCAGTGCTCACGATCACAGCGGTTGCGTGTGAAGTAGTGCCGGTCAGAGTTGCACCCGCATGAAACACGGCAGTACCGGCATCATAAGCGAGCGTGAAGTTCTGCCGTTTCCCTCGCAGGGTTGCGGTATGCGGGGCACTGAATACCATTGTCAGTACCCCCGGAACATCCGATGATTTCTGACGATTGCAACCCCTGTTGGCGCATCAGTGGAGGCTGCCACATACTGATCGAGGATCGCGTATGCTTCCTGTCGGAGTGCTTTTACCGCTTCGGTGACGTTCAGCGATGAGGAGAAATCTCCGTTCGATGCTTGGAAATCCCCGACTTGCAACCCGAATTCAAGCAGGCCGGCTTTCGCCATAGTGAGTGATGCGGATTTCAGATCGTCACTTGCAACACCGGTGATCGTCTTCGATTTCAGGTATGTATTGATCTTTCGATCACCTTCATCAATGATCGCTTGGAGTTGCGTGTCCGTGCGGGTACTGCCAGTGAGGTTGATAAGATCCGTGGTTGTGCAGTACGATGTCATGGGATCCTCTACTCCACCACTACCCAGCCCTTCTCTTTGCTGTAGATCACCTGAATAGTGACCGTGTTGGCGATTGCATCAACGTACGCCTTGAACTCGGTAAAGTCCGTGAATGCCGTTACCTTGTGATTGGTCATTTTCTAAACCCTCCCGAAAAAGGGTTTAGGATGTTGGCTTGCTCGCGCCGATATAGCGGTAGTCAAGCCGGGCCGCTGCAATGTCCCATTCACAGCCGTACTCAATGGTCCGGTTGCCGAACGAGAACTGATCCATGCCTCCGCCGATGATCTCGGTGTCCGGGGTCTTCTTGAGCAGGCGCGGGGTCTGTGCACCAGTGTAGACGCCGAAGGCGACAGCGGGCCGTCCCATGTTCGGATCAGCGCACAGATACCACTGCTTGTTGGCGTACGTGTTGCTGGTTGAGATCTGGGTGATCATCTGGTCAACCGCAACCTGGAGACCGGCAAACTGGTTCTTGCCAGTGATCTTGTACCCAACTTCGCTTGCAAGCTCGTAATATTCCACGGAGATTGCATTTGCGATCTCGTATGCCGTGGGGGCGAGTTCCGGAGGAACAATGAGCGTCTTCGGGAGAATCATAACCGAGAGACCGGCTGCATCCTTCTGCGCTGCCATCTTCTTCCAGAGGCTTTTCACTGCATCGTACGAGAGTTCCGATGTGATCAGGTTCTTGTACGTGGTGTTCGCGTCGAACATTGATGCGTGCGGGCCACTGGCATCAGCGATAATGCTGGTTGCGAGATACTCGGCACGCATTGCGGCCCCCTGAGAGAATCCTTCGGGGATCGAGTTGAAAGCCCCGAGAGCGTCGTTGATGATTGCTTTCCGGGTGAGTTCGATGGTGTCGGAGTAGCTGTCGATCTGGATTGTATACTGCCCCTCACCAACAGAGGTCTTCGGGCGCCCTTCGTACTCGGAGGTCTTCTGGAGCATCCTGATGGGCCGCTCGAATGCGATCAGGGGAACTTCCTTGAAATCATTGCATGTGACGCGCTTGGTCCACATCGGGTATGATACCGGGTACCGTGCATGTGCGTCCAGAAGCTGGGCGTTCATATCCGCGGTGAGCAGATAGGAGAAGTCGGACGTGCCGATCGCTTCTGCCATGCGGTCAAGTGACCGCGGGCCCTCCACGGACCGGATGAGTTCCCAGACTTTTGCCCGGCGCTGCATACCGGCAGGGGAGTTCAGATACTCTTTGGTCATTGCCTGACCCTTGCCGAAAACTTCGTTAAATTTTGTTTCAGAAATCATGATAATCACGCCACCCTGAACCCGAGCACATACACAACGGCGTCCGGCTGGGTTGCACCGGTGGCACTGGTGACACGCAGGGTACCCCCGGCGGCGATCTCATTGTATGCGTCATCGATGGATGCGGCCCGGACAACTGCCTGATCGGATCCGCTGGCTGCCATTGCATCGGTGATCGCGTTGGTACCATTCTTTACTTGGAGCGTGGTAGTCGAGACGCCGGCACCCTTCAGGACAAGCCATGCATCCATTACGTGCGTCTTGTGCGTCAGGGTTACATCGGTGTTCCCGGTTGCCCCGGCTGCGATGTTGATCCGATGAATGACGGGGATCCCGCCGATCACGTTCTTGTCGGCAACAAATTTAGTAATCAGCCCGGAAAGACCGGCTGATGCTGCTCCGACCTGTACCTTTGCCTCGGTGACTGCCTGCGCTGCGAGCTGGGTTGCGCCTATTGATCCGGCTCCGACAACACCTCCTGCATACGCATCCTTGATCACTTCAATGGTTGCGGTTGCTCCGGTCGTTACGACCTCATTTGCCCAGCCGAAGAAGACCCCGGTTGAGTCGTTCGACAGGACAACGGGTGTTGCCTTGGATGCGAACAGCGGGGCGCCTTTGGCAATGCCGCCGGTGTTGATATCCGTAACGCTCTGAGTGCCGATCCAGGGCCCGAGCTTTACAACGGTCTCTCCGGTTGTGGCGTCCTCATCACCCTCTGCAATACCGCAAAGGTCATTGTAGATCACGACGCCGCCTGCAACAGGTGAGGCGGGGTACGTGCATACCAGCCGGAGGTTGTCCGGATCGTGTGTTTCGTTCAGCATGATTTTATGCCTCCTTTATACCGGCAAGCCGGTTGGCCTCTTCGCGGGTCTTTCCGTTGGCCTCGTATGAGTCACGGAGGTCCTCGCGGGCCTTCTTGACTTCCGCTTCAGTGCCTGCCGCAAACGATCCGCCATTGTCGTGGATACCGGACCGTCCTGACTCTTTCAGGATCGCGTCGATCTCGGCTTTCTTGTCCTTGATCGCTTCAGTGACGGTGACGCCGAACTTCACGGTATCAATGCTGCCGTCCTCTGCAAGCGGAACCGCCTTTACCAGCGATTCGGTCAGGGTCTTCGATGCGGTCTCGGTGAGCTTCGCCTTTGCGACTTCGGCCGCTACGAATGTGCGGGCCGCGCCTTCAGCGATCTTGGCCCGGGCTTCCTTGAGCTGGGTTTCCAGGGTCGTGATGCGGGTAGCTGATTCTTTCATCTTGTTCTTCTGATCTTCGTTCAGTGCGTCGATCTTCAGGGCTTCGCGCTCCTGTTTTCTGATCTCCGCTACGACTTCGGGATCGCTTGCAAGGATCTCCGTAAGCCTGATTGAGAGCTGTTTGGATTCTGTCATTTTCTTCCTCTGGTTGTTCGACTGCGATTCCTTGAGCACTTCCGCGATACTGCGAGAATGCCCCCCGGCACCCGGGATAGTGACGAAATCCACGGAATTGAACGGGCTGGCCCGGAGTTCCGTGATAATCCGCCCCTTCTTGCCGTCCGGGGCAACGCCATCCTCCGCGATGCCGTCAACGTAGTGAGATACGCCGATCTTGCCGGAGAGCCATTTGAGATCTTCGCGGCGATGCGGGCGGATGTCGGCGGTAGAATAGATCCCCGGGCCGTCCCATCCATCCGTCTCATAGTGGCCGGCTTCTGCAAGCACGGCGGCAAGGGTTTCAGTGGACCTGGCCGGGTTATCGGCTTCCTGCTTACGGGTCGGGTGGTCCATGTGCATGAGCATACCTTTTGGGTATACCCCGGCTTCACAGGCTTTCCGGAGTTTTGCCTCACCGTAATAGCCGCTCGACCCCCAACCGGGCTGAATGATGTGGAGCTCGATCGTTCCGGGTTTCGCTGCGGCGCCCTCTGATTCGCGGAACCGCATAACGTCGCCGGAGATGAGCGTCGGTTGATCAGGGATGGTTTGCACCCCCAAAAACAGTACAATATGGCTTTGTGGTTGCCATTATCGTAGGTTAAGGAGTGAAAAGTATATAAGCGCCGTCTGAAGTATACCTTCGACGTGAAAAAGAGGATTTACTGACGTTCTGATGCAGCTTGGTACACCATATAGCATCGGCATCCCGGATCAGTGGGCGGTTCGGTATCCCCGGATGAAAAGGTATGCCCCATCTCAACCCACCCCTCGGCCTCATTCGCGGCATGTTCCGGCCTGACCTTGTCATCATGTGAGGTCATCCAGTGCTCTTCCATCGTTACGCCGTCATCTTCTAGCGACTTGGCAAACGCATTGTTCCCCGCTTCATACGCCTGCCCGCTTTCAAACACCGCGATCCTTTGCGCCCGGTCCCGACTGATCGGACCGTCGAATAGTTTTTTGATCTCCTTCGCTGATTGACCGTACGACCATCCTTCATCAATCGCCGTGGTCATCAGGCGCTTGATACTTTCTCCGGTCGTTGCCTGGATCCCGCTGATGTACTGGGTGCTGCCCCCGGTCTTCTGAAACCATGCGACGGCTCGGGGATTGGCAAGATTCCACATATCGCTCGTGGGGGAAACACCGCCCGGCTGGAGTTGCTTTGCCAGCTGTTGCCCGCCTTTTAGCACGCCCTCCGATTCCACGTTAGTAATGACCTTCTGGAGATCATCGTACGTGAGTTGATCGATATCGTTCCACATCCGGGTGATGTCATGCGTGGTCAGAAACTCGTTGGGGGTGAGTGCTTCGCAGAGGGTCCGGTACTCCTCGGTAAAAAGGAAATCGTAGCCTTTGAATTTCTCCAGTGTGATATCCCGTTGCTTCCGGAAAAAGGCGGCGATTTTGGGCCGGTGCTTCGCGGCGATGCGGTCAATTTCCCGGCGCTTAAGCAGGCCGATGGCCGCCCGGTTCATCTTATCGGCGGCTTCTTGTAATGGAGTCATATCGGCGCGGCTTTCTTTTCCTTCATCATCTCGGCAATGGTGGCGTTCATGTCGTTGGTTGCCTGCGTGAGGTTGTCCAGCGCTGAGGTATCCGCCGGGTTTGTGGCGATTGCATCCATGATCGCCTGCACCATCTCATCAACTGTCTTATCGTCCGGGACCTCAATGTCCATCGCTTCATATGCCGCCCTGATGAAGTCCTCTGGCCTGATAGTGCCTGCGAACTTACCGGCCTGCCCGAGCGTTGCGGCCTGCGTAAGGGTCTGCAAGTACGTAAGAGCGTCCTGCGCACGGATCGGAGGGAACGACACGGTGAAATCGCGGTTATTGAGGATGAACGTGAATACTTCCTCGAAGGTCTCGGTCCACATCGTTTGGCGCTCTTCGATGATCGGTAGGAAGTTGGATGTCATTTCCTGCGCGGATGCCCGGTTGCCCGTCTGGAGGTTACCGGTTATCATGTTTTCCGGTACACCCGTGGAGGCGCAGACCTGGAGCAGGAAGTAACGGGAATCCCCGGGACCAACGATCTTGCCGCTGCCGGCATCGATCACCTTGAAATCGTTGCCTTCCGTCGCAATGATGCCGTCCCCTACCTGTTGCTGGTGATGCCCGTGCTGCTCGTGGTTGAACTGAGTGGATAGTGCCGATACTTGCGCCTCCCCGCCCTTTGTCGTGAACATCGTAGAGTACTTGCGGATGATCTGCACGATGGCGGCGAAATCCAAAAGGAACTGCTCATAGGCCCGGTTCCACGGCAGCGCCGATGTATAAGGGGAAAGCGCCCATTTCTGCTTTGCTGCCCTGCCTTCGCTCATCTGGTATACCACGATGGATGGATCGACGAGATACCCGGAGAATTCGCGGGGGAGGTTGATTTCTGGGGAGGGGTTGAAAATCGACGGGTACGCTACGGTTTTCTTCCCCCCGCCCGGAGGGGCCCACGACCTGACATAATACAGCGGTGTATCACCATCATTGGGATCGAGGATCACATCAGTGATATCGTACGCGGTCCACACCCTGACCTGTACCGGGCTTTCATCTATCCACATCGCCATATAAATACTCCCGGCCTTCTGGATCTCCCGGTCGGACATGGCGAGTGCCTGCGCACCGAATAGGGCATTGCGGTTCCGAACATCGCCCATGATCTCATCAATCGCGGTTTTGTTGGCGTCGATCTCTGATTCGATGGAGAACGATAACCCGAACGTGTACCGGGTCTTGATGTCAACCGCCGCTTTAATCAGCGGGCAGTACTGGTATGCATACGACATCAGATCGTAGTACAGGACCACATCAGAGTATTGGATGATCCGGTGCTGTGCCTGTCCGCTCATCAACTGCCAGCGGTGATCCAGTGCCAACCGATCATTCCATGAGTGATCCGCGTAGCCTTCCGCCAGCGTGCCGCCTTCTTTCAGGGTTTCGACCTGCCGGGACAGTTTGCGGGTCTCGGAATAGAGTTCGGTATACTTTTCCCCGAGGGTACGCATTTGCGTGCGGGCTTCCGTCAGGCTGCCGTTGGTGATACGGTCCGCGATCTGTTCATTCAGTGGGGGCATTATTTAATCCCCTTCCGGATCACTTCTTTCATATTGTCCGGTAACATCATCATCAGCAACCGGTATGCCTTATCCGGGATTGCAATATGCTTGGTGTCCTGCGTGGACTCCATCGGGGTTTTGCCTTCGACAAGCCTCCGGATCACGCCTTTCAGCGGTTCGTCTGGATCGGTCTTCATGCTTTCAAGCACGCCTTTAAGATCCTGGTCAATCTTCAGCGTGGTATCCTTGGTGTCCTGCTGCGGTTCGGTCTTTTCCATTTTTGCGGTTGGTTTTGCCATTTCAAATCTCCTTTGTTTGGGCTTGAATTTGTAACTTCCCGGGACTTTTCTTCCCGGATTGCCATTTATACGGCGTAATCATCGGCGATGTGATACACCGTTTTGCGTTCCCCTACCCTACCTACTGACAGATACCATAAGGCCATGCTGGTGCAATCCACATCATCGTCGTGTACCGAATCATCGGGGAATGCAACCATGGTCTCAATGTAATCATTCATCCAGTGCGCCCCGGCGGGGAACTGGCATAAATGTGCCTGGAATATCGGGGTGATGGATTCCGCCCGGGCTCGTTTATCTGCAAGAGGGAGCGGGTTTATTGGCAACACGGGGATCCGGTGCGGTGATTGCCGTAACGACTGGATCAGGCTTTGCCCGCTGGCTTTGTCCTCTACCAGCACGACGTTGGGCCTGTGCTGCAAGTATTGCCCTTCAGCAGCTTGCACCAATGCGGGGTACTCGACGCGGCCTTTCCACCGGTCCATCTTGAAGTACCCTTGATTATTCATCCCCCACGTCTGGCATACTGAGAAGTCCGGGTCTGTAGTGCCCCCGGTCTTTTTCTTGACTGGGACTTTGAAAGCAGTATCCCATACCTGGATTTTCAGGGGCCATAGGTATTCTGCGAACAGCGAGGGATCGTATAACCGGGTGAACCATTCGCGCCTAAATACGTCGCCTGCTGTTGGCCGGACTTTCCAGTTTCCATGCAGGAGCCGCATCATTTCGACGTATGGTAACGCCATGAGGTTTGCCCGGTACTGCGGATCTTTCGATGTGAGCGCCGGGTTATCGGTCAGTTTCGCGGGGATAAACGTAAGGGACCGTGGCGGGATATCGGGATATTCCTCTGCGAGTTCTTCCGGGCTATCAGCCCACCGTAAGACGTTGTTCACCCGGACGAACCACCGGACCAGCCCGGCCCGTTCTTGGATTGGGAACCCGGTCGCCTGATCGATCCACCACGCGATGAGTTTAGTTACCCATCCCCCCACCGGATCGTCATCAGGGACCGGGTTACACGTTGCCCTGACGTATGGCCTTACCCCGCACACGGACCGGTTACGGGATAAAAGATACCAGAACTGGAACTCAGTAAAATGAGTGAGTTCGTCGAACTCTATGAGCGGGATTTGAGCCCCCTGATAATCATAGACATGCCGCTCATATTCAAGGTGTGCCATTTTCACGCTGTTGCCGTACGGAGGGAACACCCATTTGAGATCGGACCGGTTCGACGATGCCCCAATCAGCGGGTATATCTTCGCGGCCTCTTCCCATAATCCCCCCTGGCTGGTGATCTGCGGAGTTGTGCGGCGGAAAATAGTAGCACCGAAGCCCGGGACTGTCGGGATATAATGCAGCGGCTCAAGCAGTTCCCCGTACGTCTTCCCGGACCCGGCAGCGCCCCCATAAATAGCGATATCGGCGGGTGTGGATAGAAACGCTTCCTGAGGCCCTGCCTGCGGGCGAATGTCGATTTGTTGTGGTTGCGGTGCGGTTGCCGCCATCATTTCCCGGCCTTCCTGCCATTATCGGGCACGTATACCACGACCGTGGACCCGGCACCGGGTGCATTCCCACCTTTCTGTGGATCCTTGAATGACCCCAGGACCCGGCCTTTCAGTTCGATCTGCTTTTCCCTCCGGGCCAGACCGAGCAGCGCGATCTTCGGGTCATAATCAGGATTCGGGATCTCAATTCCGTTCGCGTCCCGGATCGTCTTCTTGATAGCGTTGCTGATGATGTACCGGGCGATCTTCTCGGATTCGTGGACTTCACCAAGCAGATCATCAGCATCGGCAATTTCCTGTGCTTTGGCAGCCTGCTTGATTTTAGCGATCACATGACCGTTTTTGACATGCCGCGATAGGGCATCATCTGATACGCGGAACTGCCGCGCGATTCCGCGAATGCTGGCACCATCAGCGACGAGCGCTTTGTCTATCTCGTGCCGCGCTTTGTGCTGGCAAATGGTGCACTTTGGGGCCATTCAAGAGCCCCCGCTGGAAAACAGAATAGCGGAAAATCGGGTCACTTATTGCATTATTGGAGATTGGGGTATAAAAAGGATATGGTTGCCTAGATGGATCGTGCAATGGTGAGGTTATGCTTGTTTCATAGCCTCAATGGCGCTTGCAGAGATCCGGTAGTGCCTGCCGAATAGGACCGCCTTGATCTTCCCGTTGCCGATCCATTCCCGGATAGTACGGTCTTTGACCTTCAGCGCAGCGGCTACTTCTGCCACGGTGTAATACTGTTCCAGCGCCGGGGTGGTCATAAGTTCACCAGCGCCATGTCAATGGTGAATTTACCGCCGAACGTACCTTCTACGGTGAGGGTTTTCTTATTGATTTTCAGTACTTTCTTTTGGTTGAAACATCCTGCATTGACCATATCCCCTACCTTCACGGATTCCCGGATCTTCTGGCGGTGCGCCTCATGCCGGGCTTCTGCATCGCCTTTGATGGCTACGGGCCGGGACAACCGTTCCGCCACACGGGCCAGATGTTGGCCTTCCTGATATGCGGCACACGCTTTTGAGCTGAGGCTTTGCATCCGCTCGATATCCCTTTCATGCCGGCGCTGTGAGTGGTGACCGCATAGGACCGGCTGCCCGAATGGGATCATATCCGCTATTCGGTGTTCTTTTTCAAACAGTGATTCTGCCAGCGCCGATTTCTTTTCAGCACGGCCCCGGATCCGTTCGGCTTTCCGGTCTGCTTTTGCCTGACGGTATGCCCGTAGTGCATCCCCTGTGAGCGGTTCAAAGACATTGTCCGGGGCTTCGCTGTCAAATACTTCGATTTTCCGGGTGCCAATCAGCGCGGCAACCTGATCCCGCTTTGATTCCGGTACGATGTACTGCTTTTCTTCGTGCTGCCATACCCCGCCCAGAGCACGGATTTCATGGCGGATCTTGTAGGTATCGCCGGAAAGGGTGATGACGGGGATCATGCTGTGACCCCCTCGACCCTTATGTACTTAAGACATGCACGGTATGTTTTTGTGATGCTTTTTGACCGGGGAACTTTTGACATGATTTCATAGCGTTGCATCGGGGTCATATTCCGCCAGGTGATTTCTTCAACCGGGATTTGTGGCATTTCACTTTGCATACTACATCATATGCGCCATAAGTATATAAACGTATCTTAACGTATGTCAACACACATCAAAAAGAGGGGGATTATTGTATCAGTTTGATCTCTTGGCCGGGGAACGTGTCCAACTTCGGAAGATAGCAACTTCCGCCATACTGCTCATTGATAATCTGGGTGAAATGCTCCTGCCAATACTCCCGATTAAATCCCGTCTTTGAGTGGCAGGAATGACATAAGGCAACAAATAGAGGAATGGAATTGTCGCAGCACGTTTTCTTATTGAAATTTACGTGGTGAACGTGCAACTTAACGCCATTCTGCGGTGCTCCGCATTCAACGCATTTATGGCTGAAGAAAGACCGAACCCTTTCTCTGAACTCGTTATTAAATTTCGGGCAGTATGGCTCGAAGGATATGCCGCCCTTCCAGAGGTTGCACTTCTCGCCACGGTTTGCCAGACTTAATTTTAATCGGGTTTCTGGTGACGGGTTGTGTTTTCCTTTGTTAGATTCACTTGATTTTCTCTTTGATTCCTCTCGGTGATGTGTCCCGTATCTGGGATTGTTCTCACCCCGGTTGAGTTCACTCAATTTTTCCCGCGTTTCCGAGGATACTTGTTTGCCTTTTTGAGCGGCCCTCATCCGTTCTCGGGTTTCGGGAGATGCTTTTTTTCCCAGACGTGCCGCCCGTAGTTTTTCTCGCTTTATTCTGTCTTTCTCTGGATCGGCGCACACTCCACGCATTTAATCGCCCTCCAAAAGAACCGGCATCTTGTTAAAGGTGGTCTTATAGCGTTCAAGACAAACTGCCACGTACCCGGGGTCCACTTCCACGCCCCGGCACTTCCTCCCTAAATTCTCGCATGCGATCATGGTGGTACCGGATCCGAGGAATGGCTCATAAATTGGTGATTCTTTATTTGAGAATGCGGTTATAAACCACGCTGCCAACTTTACAGGAAACACCGCGGGGTGATCTATACTTTCTGAATTGGGGGAGATCTCGATCACATTTCCCGGTCTGGCAATCCCTTTCTTTGTTTTTCCACCCACGGTTATATTCCCGCTTTTTCCTTGTGACGGGTTTGTCGGAGAATATTCTCGTATATTCTCCGACACTGTTCCAACATCCAGAGGGTTAAATATAATCTCCTTGTTTTTTGAGAACTGAAAACACGGTTCAAAGTCATTTCTAAACCGGTTATTCCATCCTCCCGGTATGCCTTTGTGATACCAGATCAGATCGTCAATATATCTGAATCCAATCTCCTCTTTTAGTGCGATTACAAGTTTTTTCACATAGAGGATTCTTTCACCATCATCACAATTCTCTTTTATATTGAGAATGAAACTGCCTTTATCAGAGAGAATATTTTTTATATTTTCTGCAACGCCTGAGAACCATTTAACATACTTCTCTGGGGCAATGCTGGCATATTGTCCTTTTCTCTGTTCTGCATAAGGTGGGCTTGTAAAGCATAGATCCGCCTTCTCACCCTGCATCACCCGCTCAACAACCGCCGGATCCGTGCAATCCCCGCAGATCACCCGGTGATCGCCGCATTGCCACATCTGCCCCAGCTCGGTGCCCCACTCTTTCCGCAGTTCCTCCGATCTTGATATCTGCGGTTCGGCGTCTAATGGCTCATCGTCCTTGTGGAGATCCCTGAGCATCCCGTCAAACTCAATATCATCAAACCCGGTGAACTCCAGCATATCATCGAGTTTCAATTCCTGCAAGTTGATCGTGAGTTGCCCGATATCCCAATCACCCTGTGCTTTGTTCAGGGCAATATTGGCAGCGTTCTCCTCTTTCTCAGACAGTTCCTTGAGATCCGCTTCTGCAAAGGCCCACGTATACGCCCCGAGCGCCACGGTGTACAGTTCAGTGTATCCCTGCGAATCCAGGACTTTAATTCTCTGGTGGCCACCCAGGATCTTCCGGGTGCGGGTATTGAAGATGATCGGGTCCAGTTGCCCGAACTTCTCCACGCTCTTATTGATCTTCTCAAACTCCGGATCGCCTTTCTTGAGATCCTTACGCGGATTCTTTGCATCCGGTATCAGGTGCGCCAACAGGATTTTACCGAGCCCTGCCGGGATTGGTTGCTCTTTAAGTGGATTTTGTTTCATCGTTTACCTTCGCTTATTTCCCGCATTACCTTTATTTCGTGCTCCATTACTGCGATGCAATCCAGTTTTTCCAGTACCTGCATCTGCAAGTTCAGCACCGAGTCCTCTAATTTCCGGATCCGCTTCGCGCCTTTGGCATCGCTGAGGGTTACGCCGGGTTTCACGGCATCGCCCACATTTTTTTATGATGGTAAATCGGGTAATTCAATGGATGATAAATTCTCAGGTAGATCGTGAACGGAGTTGATATCTTAAAGTGCTTTGCGACTTCTTGAAAGATCTTTCCTTCCGGATCGGCATCTCCATATTCGGGATTATTGGTCGTTATCCCGGAGCCAGAGAATTGCATTAATTCGGATTCCCTGCTGAAGGGAGTTCCTTGGAATATTGTACCTTCAAAATCGATTATCCAGCCGGTCATACCCAGTTCCTCTCACTCAATACGCCTGTATCCTCAGCGTATCGCTCGCAGTCCGCCGGCTTCTGCTGTTGTCGCTGCTGGAATAGCCCCGGGCAGGTTGTTTCGTGCCGGCATGATTGGCAGTTTGCGGTCATCGTATCCCCCTCATGCGCATGGTTTTGTAGATCTGGCGATCGGTGATTTTTGGTTTCTGCGGGCGGCTGAGCCGGTCCAGCTGCGCTTTGAGGTCTTCAAACGAGAGGGTCGATTCTTCAACAGTGTACCGGAGAGTTCCCATACCTTGTGTGAGTGCGTCTATGGCGGCAGCGGTCGATCTCGTAGCCTTTTCAAACGATGGCGAAACTTCGATATCAGTCACATCCGCGATCACTTCGCCACCTAATGATAGTGTTGCGGTCATGTGAATGCTTCCAGCTCTGAAAGTTTGATCGGATGTCCTTCAAGAATTGTGCTTCTCACGGACCTCATGAGATCCTCATCGTTCTTGAACGCACAATACCGGGCCGGGTACGGGCATTTTTCAAGGAGACCGTGAGGCCTTCTCTTTGTGTCCCAGACAGGACAGTAACTACGCATTCCAGCAAGAGCGATCGGATCGTTTGGCTCCCTCTTTAGTTTTTCGCAGGGATCTATTTTTGCGGTCATAGACGCAACCGGCCGGTTTGACCCGGCGAGGATCCCGTATCAGGGGCCCACCTCATATGATTTTCGGTTGCAAATATACTGTCCCTGTCAGAGATTATTTATTGAAGGTGATATCTTTTACGCCACAATCTTGTGAGAGATGAGAGGGGGCAAAGACAAAGGTGCTGCAAAATGCCATGCGTGGAACTTCAGGATGTCGTTTGGTCTTATAGCGATACTTTCTTTGACAGGGGGATGGCCCGCGTCCGGAACTGTGAACCGGAAAGGGTAGCATACGGGCCGGGAGTTGATTTGTTTCCTAGGGTTTTCGTGCAATCCTCACACCCGACAGTGATGGATCCGCCGTAATGTGAGGTAGGGGGCCGGCTCCTTTTGACGGAGAGCGCCATGCTTGACTGTGTCACGCGGCCCCGGTTGTTCATTAAGCGATACCTGCCACTTTCAGCCCGCCATATCCCATTATGAGGGCTGCCACGGTAGGCCACTGACACTTTACGACATTGGCAACCATTGCGGACGTGTTGAAGTACTGCGCTTCATCCTGCCAGAGCGTCGGGCAATCGGGCACCTGCCCGAGCGTGGGAGCCTTGAATCCCGCTGAGATACCGGCAAGGAAGATATGCCACTCACGGTACGTCGAGCAAAAACCATCGGTTTCACCTGTGAACTTCCCGATCAGTTTCCCGAGGAACATACCTTCAGCACGCTCGCCGGGGCTGTCGTACGGGTCGTACTCGTAGCCGGGCCGGCCGGTGACAGTAGTCGTTACTGGTACTGAGTACTGGCCGGGTTGTGTGATGGTCCCTTTATACGATGTTGTCGGGATACTTTCATCGTCTGCCATACGGGTTATTCCCCCTCATCTGGCGGAGGTGCAATCGGACCCTTCTTGATCTCGAAGGAGAACTCCGCGATCTGTCCGCCGGCTTCCGGTGAGAAGTCCCGAGCTGCAAGGATCTGGTCTGCTGATGCGGTGCCGGGCAACGGGGCGCCACGCGGGGCAACCTTGACGGTTACGGTGTGCTTGCCGTACTTCGAGTACTGGGTATAACCCGGTGGCCGAGCGGTGCCGAACCACACGATCCCACGATTGGCCTGATCCACCGGGTAATCGGTGACTTGCTCGATGATGTGGGGATCCCTGAGGGTTGTCTCCTTCTCGTTGTCGAAGATCACATCGATGATCATGCTGTCCTTTGTCGGGGCGGTCGGACCGGTTGCGATCTTCAGGCCGAATATGATACCGTTCGGCAGGCGCTGGAAGATATCGCGGTAGATTGCTTTGAGCGGCAGATAATCTCCGCCCGCTCCTGAGTACCCGGCCATGAAGAGGCCAATTGGGGTTGCGATTGGGTTAACCATTATTATTACTCCTTATGTACATATGGGTTCTGATTTTTTAAGACCGTCATTACCCATTTTTAATGCATTATAGGCCATTGCATATATGAGCCCGGCCGTTTCTTCGTCTGAATAAACCCCGAGATGTTGTCTACCCAATGGGGTTTTAATCTGAGTTTGCCATTTCTCTTTTTGTTTGTTCCAATACACACCCGGGTATTTAGAAGTTTTTTTAATATGAAGATTTTGTAGGTTTTCTCGGTGAGTTACAATCCGTAGATTTTTTCTGCGATTGTCAAGACCGTTGCCATTTATATGATCGGTCATTTCTCCTTTTTTTGTGGAGATGATATCTTGGTGCATGTAAATTCCCCCACCGCGATTGGGTAGACCTCTTGCAGCATAAAAAACGTTACCGGATTTTTGAGCATACCAACGATATTGGTTGATCCTTTCATAATCCCCATCATCTACAAGTGAGACTTTTCCTTGAGTTAAAGGGATTTCCTTCATGTATACAACTTCCTTTTCCCGGTGATGGTGCCGGGAGCACCTTGACAATGATAATACGGAGAGGGTATTTATTAAGGTTTCTCTTTTATCTCCTCTTTTGAACACCTCTTCCGTTCCTCTTGCGGGATATCATAATCGAGATTGATACTATCCTCATTGTCATATCCGATCCACTCTGCAACGAATCCCTTAGACTTCAGCAAAGTGATTACTTCTTCCCATGATTGGGGATACCGCATTTGGACGTATTTTTCAGATGCGGGATCCGGGTAAGGAATGTACGTAGAGAGCGCCTTTTTTACTGCATCTTTATCCGCATCGGTTTTTATTATCCCATTCCAGCACCTGTACGAATATTCCCCTTCTTCAATGAAGAAATAAGTCAATGGTTTTTCAGTCATTGTTTTTCACTCCATATCCTTTTACCATCCGTGCCTTTGCCGCCGTGTTGTGCTCCAGTGCCAGGTCCCGGTTCGCCGTGGTGTATTGCCCCTTTGCATACAGCGTCCGGCACGGGGTACTGCAACACTGATCCTGGTTCTTCCTGGAGAATCGTTTCCGCGCTTGTGCTCCAATCTCTGAGAATCGCTTACCGCAGACCGTGCACATGAGCCAGATTCGCGGCTTGTGAAAACTCAATCGCTCGCCTCGATCTGAACAATACGGGATTTTGGAGGATTAATGTACATACCATCGCCACCCAGAGGGAAGATCGCTCCGCGTTTCAGCAAGTACAGCATTCTTCTTACGGTGGTTTTTGTGCGTTTTTTCACGTTCCCATCCTCCTGCGGATCTCCGCGAGCAGTTCGTCGTTCGTATAAGAGGCTAGCGAGGTACGCTGGTCAAGCGTGAAGGTGTATGCCCCCTCAATGAAGAAATGAGGACAATAATTCGGACAGGTGAACGTGCTTCCTGCGTGAAGATATGGGCATGCCGATCCTGGGGGTTTCGAGCAGCCCATGATTACCTCGCTCCCTGGTTCGGTTTGTCCGGCATCCATTTCCCGCTCCATTCGCCTTTTCTCACGACTTCCCCGATCGCGTAGTCCAGCCTGCGGTACGCTTCTGTGAGACTGAACCAGATCTCTTTCTCGAATGGCGTCAGGCTCCCCCAGTCCGGTGGTGCGATGTCGGTTGCGTTGAGCTCGGCGGCCCGTGCGAGCTTGTCCCTGCGGAGCCGGAAGATGTCTTCCAACAGTTCCCTTGCGGTGAAGTAGTCGCAGTCCTCACCGAGTTGCAGGGGGTCGGGGCCGGCATCCTTGAGGAGCTGGTCGAGCAGGGCCCTGATGTCCTTCTGGTCCGGAGGTACGATTATACGGTAGTGGTCCTTTTCCTGCCGGCGCCATTCGGTGAGGTCGGAGAGGGTGAGGGTCATCTTGACCTCTGATAACCGCTGATGTTATCCATCGTCTTTTCAAAGTCCTTGGTGGCTTCAAACGCATGACAATACCCCCTTGAGAGCGCACAGGGCCTCCGTTTTCGATACCAACAGCGATTTTCTTTCATTGCATCATCCACTCCACACTTCGATTGATCTCGTTGATGGCATACAAGCAGCGCTGGTTTTCCACGCAATCCGGAGGGGGAGCATGATTTCCCCTTCCATCCTTTACGATCACCTCACACGTTCTGCCTCTGCCCTTGCACCCCCCACATACATATTTCGTCACAGTCCCACCGCCTTGATGTTTTCCAGCCACCAGATGAACCCGGCAAATGCCTTGTCCATCGACTCATCGGATCCATCGAGATTTTCACAGAAGGGGCTGGCCCAGAATGCGTAATAAACATCCAGAGAGTACCGTCCTGTGAGAACACAGTTCTGAGGGGCATCGTCAAACGGAAGGCCGGGAAGATCGTCCTCGTTACAATCAAATGATAGGCACCACGGGTCTGCCGAGAGAAGATTTCCATAATCCCCGTACTCTTCGTTTGAACTGTAGGAGTGGCAGGAATAGCACGATGGTTTGTGCGGGGACCATCCTTGAATACGCTCGATGTCGCTCATCTCATCCTCCCTGCCTTGCTGAATCTCGGCACCGCTGCGATGCTCATCTGGATCTGCTCGGGGCTGTGCCTGTCTCCTGCGCAGTGATAATAGGTCTGGCCGCCGATCACGGTGGCTGCACCTTTGCGGATGGCTTCTTCCCGCGTGATGTGAGGGAGCGGGGCGGAGCAGACCACGCAGAGGATGGGTTCGGTTTTCATGGCCGGCCCTCGATTGGCACCAGCTGAATCTTCACTGCATACCATCCCTGCCGGCGCAGGTCTGCCCAGGTCTTACCGACGAATTGCTTCACGAATTTTTCAATGGCGTCCTTCCGGTTGATTTCGCACATCGATGGGATGATGTAGTCTCGCATGTTCTGGCGCCAGCGTTTTCGAGCGATTGACCAGACAATTTGAGGTTTCACGAGCTCGCCTCCTTGCCCCACGACTTCGATTCCTCAGGCAGTTTCTTCCCATTCACCGAAACCTTGATGCACGGATATTTCCGGTGGACCTCTTTGATGCCCTCGCAGAGTTCCGGGAATTTCTCTTTGGCGGCGGGAGTCATCCTGACTTGGAGAGATCCTCGCGTCTCTTTCCGGCAGTCGGTTTTTCCTTCGAGAGTTCGCTGGCTCATTTGTTCACGCTCCAGCAGAGTTCCCGCCGCAATTCCCGATCGGGCCATCTTCCAGCGAGGCTGTCCTTCATGAAGACCTTGGCACCGGCCCGGTCAGCGGCCCTGCAGATTTTCAGGATGGCTTCAAGTCCGGCGCAGCGATCGGGGCGAGTTTGTGCCCCGATAATCACTTGCTTGATACCGGTGAGATCGATATAATCAGGATCGTCGAGCAGGGGTTCAAAGGAGACAAATAGATTCGGCATATCAGACGCCCTCAGGGACCATAGCCGGTGCATGTCCGACTTTCCGGTGACACTTGTACCGAACCAAAGATTTGATCTTCTCTGCATGATACCCCCCACGAGAGGATCAACAGAAAGTGGTTGGTACCTATCCGGATTTTTTGTCAGGAAAATATAGGTGTGTTGGAGCCCGATCACAGTCTCGGTCAGGATTGATTGGATCCAGGAAGTCGGCACCCATTCCCCGAACAGATCCGCCATGCTGCATACGAAAACCGTCGCGGGTTTTTTGTGTTTGACAGCATCACCCATGCGTTCCTGGTGGAACATCGGTTCGAATCCTTGCGGCCATGCCTTCGAGCCCTTGAATCGCTCTGCGATCTTCCGGGCATAGCAGTACGGGCAGCCGTGCTTGCAGCCGGTGACCGGGTTCCAGGTATAATCGCACCACTCGATCGCGGTCTTGTTCATGCCGCACCATCCCAAACGAGGCTGCCCGTTTTGATGTCGATATATCCCAGATGATGAGAGTACCGGTATCCGGTTATCTCTCCGATCTCTGGTTTTGACAGGTGCATATGCCCCTTTTCGTCTTCCACTGAGACCATCACGTCTTTTCCATGGCGCTCGGTCACAACATCGACCAGCTTGCAGAACTCATCGACCGGGATGCCCCCGCTCCCCTTGCCGATTGACAGGGTTACGATGATTCCGCCGCCCTTTTTCTTCGCTTCAGTCATCCTTCTCCTCCTTCACAAGTTCCTCAATCTGATCACTCACCGTTTTGTTCAGGCGCTTGAATGCGTCCTGTCTTGTCAGCCGGTTTCCATCCCGGTGCCAGTGCAGGAGATTTTCCAGCGCCTCTTTGAGCTGGCCCTCGTAGTAGCCTTGGGCGCTCATGCCGCCACTTCCTCAAGCGTGATCTGCCCATTCTCGCGTTCCAGTTTTCTCTTTCATGGCCGGCTCCGCTTGCCCTTATTCTCGTTCATGTGGATAAGGATCCCATCCCATGAATCGATCCGCTTTGGGGATATCAGTTTGATCTTCGCGTACCTGCCTTCGTAATCATCGAGCGATTCCTTACCGAACCCCATCACTTCCGCCAGGGCCCGGCACTCTTTCAATGTGAGTTTCCTGATTGATTGATCTTTCATCGTTCCCTTTCACCTTACCTTACTGTTTGTTCCTGCTGTTCCGGCTTGGTTCTCTTTGGCTGCTCAATCGTCTTGCCAATCTCCGGGGGATCGTTGATCGCTTCGGGTTCTTTCGGCCAGAAGATCGCCACACACGATGAGAACGTCGGGGAGTTCTTCACTTGGTTGCCTTCATCATCGTATCCGACAAAACGCACCCGTCCCTTGATGAACCGGATCTCCTGCGCTTTCATAGCGTATGAGTGCCACCATCGGGTATCAGTGGCGCACGGCACGAGACAGACCACGACGGCTCCCTTCTGCGATTCTTCCAGAGCCTTTGCCATGAACTTGTCGATGTTGCCCGCTGAATATGGGGGATTGAGAAAAACCCGCTTCCATGTGGGCGTCCATGATAGCGGATCAAATTCCCCCACGAATGCCCCATGATCACAAAGGCAGTTTTCGCGGGTGCACGCCCCGTCAAAGTCGAAATGAAATTCTGCATCCAGCAGGTCAAACAACCATTGCGGCGTTTCCCAGCTGTCCTTTTCAGTGACGATTTTACTTTTGCGTTGATGACTCACGATCGGATCTCCTCCCACATCTCCCCAAGCAGCCCGGCCCGCCACCATACTATCAGCGTTACGATGACACCCCCACCGGCAATGATGAGCGCGTAATCAAGAGGGGTCATGGCAAAACCCACGTCTTTTTAATCTGCATTCTCGTGCGATTGTCGAACGGATGCCACAATCTCAAAGTAATGGAATATGGCGGAGTTATTCCAAAATGTGCTGCGACTTCTCCGAATATTTTTCCTTCCGGATCAAGATCGTGATATTCTGGATTCCGAGAGGTTATTCCAGATCCAGAAAAATCGATGGGTTTTGACATCGGTTTAAACCATGTTCCTTGCGATATTGTTCCTTCAAATTCTATATTCCATCCCATCATTTCTTCACCATCCTCTTTTTGGCGATCGCGTCACCGCATCCGACCGGCGCCGGTTTCAGCGCCTTTGTCTTGCTATACTGACACTGCGAATGGATCGCTGATAACCCACACCATCCGCCGATCCGGTGATGAGTACACGGATGGGATACCTTCGATTTAAGGCGCTTTTCAGCCAGGCCCGCGTTGTAATCCCTCACTGACTTCTCAAATCGTTCGCGGGACTCGTCTTTAATTTTCTTTTCTTCCGGGTGCTTTTCATAGTAGCATGACCAGCACTCTTGATCCCTGTCCAGGATGTACCTGAGTTTGCCTTTTTTGAGACAGTCGGGGCATGGTTTCATTCCCGATTCATACTGCCTATTGCACGACAGACAGGTGATCTCCATATATCGGGGATCCCATGTTAGATAGAGATCTTCGGATGCGTAGAGGTGACGGCTCGTGTGATTGATGGTAAGCCTCGTGATCTTCTCATCGCCTTTGCTGCTGGTCCACGGTTGGTTATGATGCCTTCCGCAATAGACGCAAACGGCTTCCGGGGTGTGGGCGTGCGCTTCAAGGAGTGCTTTCCATCGTTTGGATCGGCGCCATTTGTCCTGCATCTTCCGACGGGTTGCCACGCGTCGAGTTCCCGGGTTGGTGCAATGACCATCATCGCTCATGGTTTCATCGTCCTGTTTATCCCGCCTTGCTCTTTTGCGGTGCGCTTGAAATGTTTCCCAGTCGCCAGTTTTCCGGTACTTGGCCGGATTAGCTGGGGATAGTCCCAGTCGCCGGTCTTCTCATCATAGTGCTGATCGCAGTCTCCGAGAAATACGCATGGGTGCGGCCCATCGGTGCATTGGCCGGCGCGGAATGCCCCGATCCGGTTGTGGCACGTTTCATTATGACGAGGATTCACGCGCATTTTGTTGCACACTCCTTATTTTTCTTCAGCCGGCACCCGGTCCGTTTTGCGTATTCCTCCCCGCACGTTTTGTTGTGGAATAGCCCCGGAAGTTTTGTCGATGCTTTCCGCTTTTCGTAGATCGCCTTTTCCATCTCAAAATGCTTACCGCATCCAAGACAGATTACCCATACGCGATTTTCTTTCATTCCTCACCCTCGCGCTTCGCTGGCTTGATCGGGCAGCTACGATCCGAGTACCTTTCCTGACACTTGCCGTCCCGGGTCATGCACTTATCGATGCCACGGCTATTTTTTCCGAATTTGGGGCAGATCATTGAATGTCCCTCAACCGTTTCTGATAGTATTGATGTAGGTTCTTTGGACCTGTTGAATTGTGCTTTTTGCATTCATCTCCAACATATCGGGCAATAAGGGGCATGGCTATGCGGATCTCTTTAAACTTTTCATCACCAATATCAGTGCGAACCTTTTCAATAGCCCCATAAATCTCAGAGTCTGGCAAGTCTGGAAGGATGACGAATCCGGGTTGATCACACCTTGGTATTTTCTCCAGAGCCGGCAGATCGTTCTTTTCCTTGAAGTACGTGATAAACCGAGAACATCCGGCGCCATCGCCGCGATTAAATGGGGTCTCTCCCCACGCTTTCCCGACGGTCCCTTCTCGCGCACATTCCTTTGCTTTTTCAAGCATACGGTCTTTGAATGCATACAGCGCCTCAATGGTGTTCACGTTGCATGTTCCGTATAATTCTACAACCGGAATACCGAAATGGTGACATTGTTGGTACACGCCATTGTAATTCATGAACGATCCAGAACCACCATACATGCTTTGATCCCAGATATCGAACACGATAAACTCGTTTTTATCGTGGGTTTCTATTCGGGTCGGGCTTTTACCAGTTGTGAGCATTTCACCGAAAATAACGTATTCCTTGCCCCAATTTGAGGCGTCCTGTAATAGTTCGATGATACTGGTTGCCTGATCTGATGCATTGAATGATTTATAGAAATCCTCCGATGCCTTATCCCGGTTGCGGCTCCGTAACTGTACGCCATCTTCTGTGAGGTATGCGCCAATATTAGATCCGTCCCGTTTCTCAGTCCAAAAGATCTCCTGCCCGAGCAGGATCTCGGGGTTTGGTTTCAGATTATATATCCGTTCAAGATGTGGGTATTTAATTTTGGTAATGTCCATCATTCCTCACCTTCGCATTTTGCCGGTTTGATCCGGCATTCCCGGTCAGAATGGATCTCATTGCAGCGGCCCGACGGAGCGTTGCACCGGTCAACGCCACGGCTGTTTTTTCCGAATTTGGGGCAGATCATTGAGGCAACTCCCCGACAAAATTACATTTGCGACATATGATTTGTGCACCAAAATTCCCTTCGGCAGCAGTTCGACCGATATCTTCTACAGTATCCCCGCATTTCGGGCAGCGCGTGGTTATCGCCAAAACTTCAAAGTAATTTTCATCTTCGCTCATACCTCCGCCTCCACTTTTCTCCAGACACCGGATCGCACCATTTTAATATCGTGCCGTTCCCTCATGAGCGCGCCGATCCGGTGAGTGTTGGGTTTGATGTGATAGTTAATCGGCGGGATCTTCGCGGCAACCTCAGATGTGAGAATGATATCCCCGGGTTTGTATTCCTGGATGAGCGGCGCGAGGTTTTCCCTGAATATGTCGTTTGCGCGAGAACGGGCAGACATTAGCCATCACCCATTTTCCTACGATTTTTCAGAACACGATGATCGCACTTGTCGCAAATGTCTTCAGGGTACTGGGTAATATCCCCGCAGTAAGGACACTTGCGGGTCCATGGATCAACGTAGATCCAACGTTCTGTTTTTTCTCGCGGCATCACGCATCACCCATAGGCGCTTCCTGCTGCCGGTCCTCTTGCTTGCTGCATGTCGGGCATGTTACAGGATTGAGCAATAGGTCATCCATTAAAGCGCGATTCTCTTCGGTGTCCTCCATCTCAAATAACCCACAATTTGAATGTTCACCGGTTTTCACGTAAAATACCAAATCCTTGTATTTATGGCGTGAGAAATAACCAAATGTGTGTTTTCCATGAATGACTTCTGGTATTACCATTGAAAATCACCACGCATCGAGCGTATCCTCAAATTCTCCCATGTCCTTGACCCCCAGAGCGACAGCCTGATCACGGGCATCTGAAAGTTCCCGATTGAGCCGGGCCATGTCTGTTTTGATGGTCCTGATCCTGATTGCAAGAGCCTTGAGATTATCCGGCTGCTCCATTTTAAGGTGCATACGGAGCGCCCGGTTAATGACGTTTGTGAGGTTGCAGCCGGGACGATTGACGGCATTGAACAAGTCTCGGTCGATCTTGACGTGCCTATCCACCGGACCGTTCTGTTTCCTCGGCCGGCCTGGTTTGCGTGGTGGAACATCATTCATCGTTCACCATTCGATCCTTTTCTAAGCGCCGCTCATTCGCAAATGCCTCATAGTATTCCGTGGTGTCGTAATCCTCGTCATCAGGGTCAACACCCTCGTTATATGGAGACGGGACTTTACGGAGGGCCACATCTTGGAATATTTTGCCCCAACAAACATCCTCGACTTCGAGGCACCATTCTCCGTCTTCACGGCAAAGATCTCGCTCCTCGGCAATGCGCTTCAGGAACGCTTCGTAAGCGACGGGTTCTGAATCGTACGTGTCGAATTGGCCATCAGAAGACAAAACAAACCATTTCTCTCTGATAATCTTTGGGATGTATGTTTCAGAGTGATAGTTATTGGGATGCCAAACCCCGCGTATCCACGCGCCGGGTTTTCCATTTTCTATCGATGGCTTCATGGTTAATTTTTCACCTTACCGCCATCCCTCACAACGTTCTCAGCGCGTTTGATCTTCTTCTGGCAGCCGGAGCAGGTAATGTACACATTAAGCGATCCGGTGTTGGTTATATGCCCGCAAACGGGACAAAGTATAGGTGTCTTCATACTACTACTTTACCACTACCACTTTTATCTATTTAAGGATTCTTATTTTGTTTTCGTGGATTTTTAATCCATTGATATTCCAACTCTCCGACGTGAATAATATTCGTGGATTTCGATCCACACTTTTTTAGATGTGTCCCTTCTTCTTCTTCTTCTTCTTGAAAAAATCTCATCAATCATTATTATTATGTGGATCGGTGATCCACGTTTATTATTTTCAGACGTGAGAGAAAATAGTTTTATGGATTTTTAATCCACTGAAATTAAAATAACCTATTTGCTGGTTTTAAAACATAATAATATAATAAATTAATTTTTGTAAAAAAGAGGGATTTTGAATAAAAAAGTAGGTTAAATGATGGTTTTACGGTACTTGCTCGCAGGCTCAAACCGGGGCACGGCATTGATAGCCTGCCGGATCTCATCGTGAGTGTGCCGGCCAGCGTTGCAATGGAATATGATCTGACCAGAGCCTTGCAATGTAGCACAACCCCGGGCTACGAGTTCGGCCCTGGCGCCTGGCAATTTTGCAGAGCAACAGACACACGTATGGACCGGAGCGTATTTGCCACTCATCGCTTCCACCACCACGGGCACCCGAACACCGCAACGTATACCCGCTCGATCCAGCCAATGTGATGCTGCGCTCCACCCTCACCGTAGATATGCGGGCCGCTGGTGCAGTACCATTTTGGAGCGTGGCGACGGGCGCAATTGCCGCAAGTTTTCATTTCAACTTCTCCTGATCCTGATATGCAACCCAGCACCGGCAATTGATGGGTTCAATCGCATCAATCTCGTGAATCTTTCCGCATCTGTGGCAAACTCTGGTTTTAGTGGGCCAATCTCCAAACCCTATTGACTCGTGCCATTCTGACCATTTGTGACCAAAGAAACGACATATCAGTCTGTTTATCCATGCCATCATCGCAGCACCCTCACAGCCTCATCGACACTCACGAGCGGCACACCCGGTATCTCTCCGCGTACCCTGGCAACATACCGCCTGCTCCCTTCAACGTTGCTTACTTGCCCGGCCCTGCACTGGTAGCGGCGATTCCCGGAACTATTCCGATAGTGGCTCATTCCGGTCCGCGCTCCTTTGGCTCTGGCTGTGCGAGACGGAGAGATTTATCCCATTCGTCATCAGATGCAGACGGTTCCGAAAATTGATCGTGATTAATCACAATCGTACCCCTTAGAATACATCCACCTAACAAGCGCCGCAACGGAAATTGTTCCGAACTCGCATCCCTTGCGGCTATCTGCATTTTCTATGAACTTTTGAAGATCTTTTAGAAGGTCCTCTCTTTCCGCTTTCGTGGCCTGTGCTCCTATGTTGGCGTCGTGCTCTGCTGATTGCGACTGATAGATACACTCCTCGCATGGTGGCCGTGGCCGGTCCCCCGCCTTTTTCACGGCTTCCCGCTTCTTCCGGTCCTCAAGAGGACACGACCGCATATAGCAGCACAACGCCCCGGACAGCTTGCACTTGTTGCCGAGCACCTGCTGGACAATCACGTGATCACAGAGGATGCAGGCTTTGTGATCGAATGGCGGAATAGGATCAGGATCGCTCTGCCGCATCTGCTCTTTCAGCGAGGGCTGCATAGGTGCATCTGTCACCGGAAGGCTGCCCGGCTGTGCGCAGAACTTGTTATAGTTCGGCTCACCCTTGCGGGGCTGTGTGAGTGGGCGCGGATTTTTGGCAGTCATGATACACCCCTTGCCGGTAGTGCTGTCTGGATCGATGCCAGTTTCCCCCGGACCAGTTGCACCGCATCCGGGGAATACCGGATCCTGGTCTCTTCATACATCCGGTGCGGCGCTTCCGGCGTCACCGTGAACAGCTTAGCGAACCGATGACCATACTTTGTGAGGACCATATGAGTGTTCTGATACCCAATTATCCCTTCATCAACAAGGATCTTCCGGGCATCCGGCTCACTGCACGCACAGAAATGCGACAATTTCCGCAATGAGATATATCGCTCGTAATCAGGATCGGCTGCCGGACCGCTTGCAGGAGCGGGGAGCATCGGAG